ATGCCGAACTCAGACCTAATCCCTTCCCTGCTTTCCAAACTCTACGAAAACCAGCTCGCCCTCGAAGCGTCCATCCTGGAATTGTCCAACTGGGTGGAGCAGCGTGGCTCCGCCGAAGTGGCAGCCAACGTGCGAGGCGCCCTCTTCACAATCGGACACAACGAAGAGTTCATCAAAATGACTCTCGCCGTGCTGATGGAATCGGAATAGTCGCAAGCCCATACAGCTCGTCGGCTCAAATCGCGCCACGTCCAAGCCTCGATTACTGTACGCACATACAGTATTTGAGATTCGCGCTATGAACGTTGACATGGACACCGATGACTGGCTCGGCTGCCCCACCCCGTTGGAGATGTACCAGCACCAATGCGCAATCTTGGTAGATGAGATGGTGGAGACCGAGCGCATGCTGCGTCGAGCGCGGGCGAATATCGCCGGCCTGGTGCAGATGAATGACCTACTGATGACGGGAAAGGATCAAGCGGAGAATTCCTTGAAAGCCGCCCTATCCCAAGTAGCTGGCTTGAACCTGGAAAACTCACGCCAGGGCCGCAAGTTAAACGGGTTGGCGATAATCACGGAACAGAGGGACCACCTTCTCAGGGAAAACCAGCGATTGCTGGAAGAGCTGCGGGCACTCAAGGAGCCACAGCCCTGACGTACGCCTGGCACGCACGCAAGGCGATTATGGCGTTGTCCCCGTCGTCGGTGATGGCGACAATTCGTTGCGCATGCGCTGGGTCAAGTTGGGCTCGCGCAGCTCCATGAACCACGCCGACGGCGCCGGGGGCGGATGGATAAGCGCGATATAGGCACACATCCACAACCGCTCCTTTCAAGCTTTAAACTTTTCAACTAGAATGGTTGACAAGCTTGTCTTATGACGGCTTAATGCAACCATTCTCATGAAAAAGCAGAAAGGGGCCGTGACCATGTCGCTTTCCAAATTTGGCGCAAAGGTACGTGAGTATCGCCGCGCATATGGCGTAACACTTAGCACGATGGCTAGCACACTTGGCGCTTCTACAGCGTTCTTGAGTGCGATGGAAACAGGCCGCAGTAAGATCCCGATGGACTGGGTTGAAAAAATTGCCATCTATTTCAACGAACTTGGCGAACAAATCAATGTTCAAGAGTTGAAGGCTATTGCTTGCGACGATAACGAATCAGTATCGCTTGAAGGGCTGCGTCCGCAGCACCGCATGCTTATCGCTGGTTTTGCCAACTCAGATCTTAACCAGGAGCAGCTGACTCGTCTGGGTCGCTTACTCGGGGAAATCTACGGGGAAAACAGCGATGACCACTCCAAGTGAAGCCGCTCACTATGACATGCGCGGGCATCGTGTGCCCGCGCTCGGCCCGACCGACATTGATTTTATTGCGGGCAGGATCTGCAAGATCTTCAAGCTAAGTCGTCGCTCATTCTCGGTACAGAAAATAGGGATGTTCATCAACGACCTCGAAGAAAATGGGATCTTTATTGATTCCATCGAGAACGATGAGTGGATGATGGAGGATATCGCGAGGGCGATGGTGGACCCTCAGAAAGGCTTCATTTACATGCCGGAATGGATGTACGAGAAGCTGAACAGGAGCGACCCTGAGGCAATCAGGATTTTCCTTCATGAGCTAGGGCACATCTTTTTGTGTCACAGAGCGATGCTTCACTTTTCGGACACGAAGGGAATTCTCGAAGAGGACTCCGAATGGCAAGCTGACGAATTTGCTGACGCAATTATCAGAAAGCTCAAACTTAAGACGCCTGGCGCACAGCTTGAACTGAAATATTTCTGATTGACCATGCCGCAAACATGATCAACCAGAAATTGGCAGTAGGCCGCAAACCTACTGGGGGAGTTCTCCACTCGCTCTCCGCTTCCGCAGAACCGCTAGTGAAAGCACTGCCTAGAACCAGTGCGGACTCTAGTCCCGTTTGGTGGAGTTGTCCAGAATTAATGAGTAGTGGCCACCTCTTTAGGAGAGTCGCTATGACATATACCGACGAACGTGGCACGTTCATCCTCCGCTGGAGCCGTCGCCTCAAAAACGGCCACATCCAGCGTGCAGTGGGCAAGCCATTCAAAATTTACATTAGCAAGTAAGCTTCCACAGTGACTTAGCTTCTACCCACCAAACGGACGAGCGGCAGCGCCTGAGGAGGCCCTGCCGCTATTTTTTTGAAGCAGTTCAACTGAACCGTTCAGCAATATTGAGTAAGTAGCCTCACATGCCAACCCAGCTATTCGGGCCCGGTCATACGCAACCGCCAACTCTCCCGCTCTTTGGTCAGCCCGCCGGAGCAAGTCGGAGAGCACCATTGCGGCGCGGGTGGCTGACGCGCCTCGCTGGGCAGCTCCGGGATCGCCGGGGCAGGCACTGGCGGCAAACTTGTTGGCGTCGACGTGCAGCCGGTCACCAGCAGCATCAGCGGTACCAGCATCAACATCTGCTGCTTTGTTCTGTTCTCGCGCATCGTTTGCTTCCTTATTCACTGCCGCCTGGCGGCGCTGTTCTTCTGCGCGAGCGATGTTGCCCGCCTCGGTAATTGCGATCGCCTGGGCCTCGCCTATCTCTGCCAACTTCCCGTCATACCGCCAGTACTGCACCTGCCAGGCGGCGCCGAAGCTCACGGCCATGGCCAGCAGGACCACGGCCAACTTCTGCACCGGAGTCACGCCAGCACCTTCAGCGCCTTGTCGTACAGCGCTTGGCGGTCGGCCAGCCCGTTGATGCCGCCATTGATACGACGGGTGATCTTCAGGAAATCGCTCTGGTCCGCCAGAGTGTTCAGCCCGCGGGAGGACCAGAACCAGGCTGCCGACATTGCCGCGTACTGCGGCTGCTCGAGCAGTTCCGGCTTATTGATCAGGTCCAGGCTCAACGCATCGCCGCACGCAGCATAGTTCGCCCGACCGGTGATCTGGATCAGGCCTCGGCCACGATATTTAAAGCCATCACCATTCACCGTATTACCCAGGTCGGTGCGCCCTTCGTAGCTGGCCTGCTGCGCCGTAGGGCCCCACAACTCTTTCAGCCAGCGGAACTGTCCCGACTCGTGCCCGACCTGGGCGATGAAGGCGGCGACGCGCAGTCGCGTGACGATCCCGTACTTGGCCATGGCCGTATTCAGCACAGGAACAAAAACGCCGGCATTGCGGCTGGCGTTCGGGAGTATTTGCAGCAGCTGCTGCTCGGTAATCGGCATGCTTTTCTCCAGGCAATAAAAAACCCGCTCAAGGCGGGCGGCGGTGACCGGGCGCGGTTATGCGGGTACCACGGGCCACTCAATAGCATCAGGGAACTGCGGCTGCTCGATAACGCGGCTCAGCGCTACGCGGTATTTTTTCCAAGACTTGAGGGCGGCGAGGTCTGCGTCCGTGGCTTCGTCGACATCTACGGCGTCCTGTAGTGGCGCGATCGCATAGTCTGCGACGGACCGCAAGCGGGTGATCTCCGCGAAAGCAGTCTCCATAGGGTCGTCTTCAGGGGCTGTTAGCTCAGGAACCACCTGAACTGGCAATGAATCCACGGCTACATGCAGAGTGATGCTGTGCGCCAAGTCGGCTGGCTCGCCATCTTTAGCCACGCTTACGGCCAGCACCCCGTCGTTGTAATTTATGGCCACCGAGCAAGACGCATCGACCTGGTTCAACACATAACCCCAGCCTTCTGGCGGTGGAACCATGCCAAGCGTTCCGTGCACCAGGTACTGGCCAGGGCCAAGGTGCTCGGTGGTGATAGTGTTAGCACCCAGGGAGGTGACATCAATAACGGCGCCGTCAGCACCGAGAATGTTTACTGCTGCGCGAGTTGTCATTTAGATAGCCTTGAGTGTGCCGTCAGCGGCGCGAGTGGTATTTCCGGTGTGGTAGAGCTCAAGCCAGGGTGTTGTGGCGCCATCGTAAATAGACTGAAACTTGATAGTGCCGGAGTTACCAGCCAGGCCGTACGGCCACGCGACTGTCAGTCTGTTAGAGCCGTCCGAATGACGGAAAATCTGCTTGTACCAGTAGCCCGTGCCGCCGGAGGGCATGCTAGGAGACCCGGGCGGATAGAGGTTGGGGTCAAGACCATGCACAGCATTGGTCAGCCAACTTTGAACTACGCTCGTCCGTGTTCTGCCAGTTGCGTAAGCATCTGCGACGTTTCCGTCCGCGTAGCCAATGGCGGCGACCGCCGCAGTACCCAGCCCCAGGCCATTCCGGGCCGTAGCCTGGTTGTTGCCGCCCGTGCCCCCCATGGTTACAGGGACAATATTTTGAGTGGAGACCGTACCAAGGCCCGCCAATGTCGCCCCCCACTGCTGAACCATCAGGTTCACGGCGTCGGCCAAAGCCTTGGGATAACCGTTGACCGGGACAATCCCGTAAGCAGCGCCGGCGGCAGTGGCTCCGCGGTAAGGTGGAGAGATCGAGACAGAGGTATTGCTCGACGGGTTGATTACCTGATAGATGCCGTTGTCTGGACCGACAAACATGTCGCCAGACCGGCAGTTAGAAAACTTCGTACCGACGCCAGTTACAACGGCATTGCCGTTCGTAACGTTAACGGTCCCTTCTGAAAACCAAGAAGCCATAGTCACTCTCCAAAACTTTCTAGTTAATATATGACTTACCGTCTGGCGCTACTGAGAAACCCTACCAACCATCACAGTTACGCCTGTGACAATCGCGTTCTGCACCCCAATCATACCGAGAGTGAGAATTCTGCTTGGATAGTTCCACATAGCTGCAATCTGGCGATTAGCTGTACCAGAGCCAATTGTTACCGCCTGCATACATAGATTATTTATTAACATGTACTCGTCTTCATTCAGATTAAACTGTGAATTAAAGTACGTTATTGACACACCTTGCCCAGTAGTGCCGCTCCCGGCATAAGTCCAAGTGTTGCTAGCCCGGACAAACTGAGCGGCGGGCGTACCTGAATCGAAAATCGTTTTGCGACTTGCATCACGAAGCCTCACACCAAAAATAGCTAATGGCTGGGCCACGTACCCAGCAACGAACCATCTCCCCACTGGCTTGATCGTATACATATTGAAAATACGAACTCTGAACCCCGTCCAGTTACCCGCAGATCCAAATATTTCAAGGTTGCTCATGCCAATGATGCCGTTTGCACTATCAGGACGAATGAAAACAAGGGGCTGTTCTTGGGTTGTGATGGGTGATGGGAAATAGGTTGAAGAGGAGTTACCACCCTCCTCGGTTCCAACGTACCTACCCTTGTACATAACAACGAGCCTCGAATACTCCGAATCAATTACTACTCGATTATCGTCACCAGACTTAAATATGAGGCCATACGATTCTGCCATATCATTTAAACCTTACGACTGTTAGTCGCTGCCTTGTAATTGTTATGGTAGATGTATTGTATGGATCGCCCTTGATGGTTCTCCATACCCGTACCGCACCATTTAGAATCTCTGGCTCTACCTGCGCGTCGGATAGCGAGTTGACTGCCTGAACTGGCGTAGGAAAAGCGGCGGCGTTTTGAGGGGTAATTCCGGGAATCGCTATATCTATAAACTTCGCCCCCCAAGTTTGAGGGGTTATTATTTCGGAGTACACCACCCTCATTGTGAATGACGTTTCATCAAGTTCAACGACGCCTGTAGGCCCCTTGATCCGCATACCGAAAGTCATACCGAAAGTCTCCCGACCGATACGCGGTCGACCCCACCTGCATCAAACACCGTCAATCCGTCGTTGTTGAGCAGCGATGAACCACCCGTGCCCGCGCTTCGCAACGTGAAGGTGCCAGCGGGAATATTGATTTCCAGCAGTGGACGCCCAAGCGAGTCCACCGCCGGAGAGCGAAGCACCATCCCCAGAACAATTTCTTGAATGATCGCCTTGCTGATAATCGCCGTATTGAATACGGCTTGGCCGTTCTCAATGACGAACATCGGGTCGATCTTTCCGTCTATCTCGTTAACGACGCCGAACCTTTGAGCGAAGATCAGAAACTCCGACTGCTCTCCGTTCGAACCGAACGCCAGGCCGGACACAACCTTTCTGCCATCTACGATGGTTTGAGCCTTCATGGTGGTCTGTGCCGATACTCTGCCGTACAGCCGGACAACCGTCTCGCTTACCGTTTGCACCGACGCACTCGTCTGTCCAATGCTCGACTGCAGCGTTTCCGTAGTTTTGGTCAACGCCTCGTTTGCACTCGCTTGCACAACCTTCTCAGCTGCAAAGCTGGCGGTTGACTCCCATGCCTTGATCGCACCAGCCAGATCACCAGAGCCATCGTCACCACGAACGGAAGCCCGCAGCGCCTCATTGCTCGACGCCTGGGATGTGATCTTCCCGTCCAGGTTTGTGACTTTTGTGTCAAGGCTGGTGAGCGCTTGAGCAGTGCCGCTCGCCTTTTCATCGACTGCAGACAGATCGCTGTTCAGTTTCGTGATCTGTGCTGCGGACGTCTCGCGGTTCGATGCAACAACCTGTTCCAGTACAGTCAGCGACGACTTGTTGTCGCCGACCTGCGCGCCCAGGGTAAGCAGCTGCTGAGCCATCGCATCGTTTTCGCTGGCACGGGTTTTACGCCCGACCGCCAGATCAGCCGTCGAAGTCCAGCCCTTGATTGCATCAGCCAGGTCGCCGGCGCCGTCATCACCACGAGCAGCTGAGCGCAACGCCTCAACTGAGGTGGCGGTGGCCAACACCTTGCCGTCGATTTCCTCGATCTTCGTTTCGATGATCTGCACCTGGGAAACCAGTGCATCAGTGGTCTCAAGGATGGTGCCGATATCGATCCAGTAAGTCGCGTCGGGCGGCGTTTTCCCCGCAGGCACAGGGCCTTTCGCTTGGTAGAGGCGCTGATCCAGTCGGACAATGTCGCCCTTCAGATAAGGTTTCGCAGGGTCGTAGGCGAGTGCGTCGTTCACCTGGTCGATCAGGTCTTTCAGCTCCTGCTTGGCTTCCTCGAGGCGTTCATTTACTGAGCCAGGGCCGTCGCCGGTGATCAGCTCGATTTCTTCACGCAGGCTCTGGTACAGGGCGCCCTTTCCGATTTTCTCAGCGTAGTACGCCTCGTAATCGCTCTGTTTAGAACTGGCCTGGCCATTGACGGCGCCGGGTATAGGGAAGAACGGGCCAACGTTGCCAGTCCGGTCTACGAGGCGCGCCCAGAAGAACAGACTCGCCCCTGCCAGCAGGCTGTGCATCTCGTGCTTGGCCTGCGGGTAACTGAAGTCGCTCAGCTTTATCGCGGTCGCCCGGTCAGCCGATTGGCTGTACCAGATTTCCGTGCGCTCGGTGTCCTCTGCGCCTGGTGGAAAACCCCATTGAATGCCTATGCCGTATACAAGGCTTTTGGTGGTAAGGAACGACACTGCCGGCGGCAGGCCCGTCTTGCCCTCAAGGTTGGTCAGGCTGGAGTTTTTCCAGATCGACGAGATTTCGAAGGCGCTCACTGCGCGAACCCGAGCCAGGTAGGCACCCGAGTAAATACCGGTGACGTCGACGCTCGTCGAGCCAGTACGCTGCACCTTGATCCAGTTGCCGTTGTCCTTGCGCCACTCCACGTCATAAGCGACGGCACCAGTTACGGCAGGCCACGAGATGTTCATGGTGCTGATCGCGATGCCCTGGTTCACCGCGTAGCTCGACGTCAGCGTGACGCTGGCCGGCGGCGGTACCACGGTGATTGGTATAACGCTAATGGGGCGCTCTTCCAGGCGAGCGCCGGTATCGATGTGCGCGAACTTGCTCGGGTCGTACTGAACGGCCGATATCTCGAACACGCCGGGCTCTGGCCTGGCCACGCTGACCACCCGGTAAAGCGGGACTGCCAAGTCGTCAGCATCGAGCGCCCACACCAATTCCGGCTCAGGTGTCACGGAGTAAGCCACGGTGACCGTAACCTGCCGCCCGCTGACCAACTGCACAGTGCGCGCCTCGCACTTGCCGTCAGGCAGGTTGAGGATCAGTCGGTCGCCGGGCTTGGCCTGAGTGTCGCGGTCCAGCTTGATGACCTTGCCGTTTACCGCTGAGATACGCCCGCCGATGGCACGCCCGGCGAGCAGTTCGTCAGCAATCGGGATGACGTAACCAGGCAGCGGAATGCGCCCGTCCAAGCCCACCTTGAAGGTGACGGCCCGATCCTTGGAGTTGGTGAGCAACGCCCACTTGCCGCGGCGCTGGGCCTCCGATTCGCGGGTGCAGCCGATAGCGCTGATCTCAAGCGGGTTATCGCCGTAGCGCCGCTGCAGCTTCTGGTCGGTCACCGCGGTGACATCGGTGTCGTAGTTGTTCAGCGGGTTGTCGTAGCTGACCAGCGCTCTGGTGTAGCGTGTGCGCTCCGATGCGCTGGAGTAGGTGAACTTGCCATCGATGACGTTTGCCCGGGTGTAGGCAAAGTCGAAGTCCGTTGCCCGCGGCATATCCGAGAGAGTGAACACCTGGCCTTGGGCCCAGTAGGTCATACCTCGGTAGATCGCCGAGATGTCACGCAGCAGCGACCAAGCGTCAGCCTTGCTCTGCAGGTTCAAGTTGCAGATGAAGCGCGGCTCCTGGCCACCCTTCCCGTCCGGCACCAGTTGGTCGCAGTATTGAGAGATTCGGTACAGCTCCCACTTATCCACCATCCACGGCTTGATGCGACGGCCCAGACCAAAGCGATCAATGGTGGTGATGCCGTAGGTAGCCCAGGTAGGGTTGTTGGTGTAAGCCTCCTTCAACGTCCCGTCCCAAATACCACTGTACGTTCGCGAAACAGGGTCATAGTTGCTTGGAACTTGCCACTTGCGAGCCTTACAGCCTACGGTGACCGCCGGAATGCTGCGAAACTGCTCGGCTGAGAACTCGATGTAGAGCAGCGCGGTGTTCGGATAACGGATCTTTGCGTCGATCACCTCGGTGAATCCCGCGATCTGCATGATGTCAGAAAACTTGCCGGGACTATTTTGGTTTACCGTCAGCCTCGTTATGCGCATCAGCCAGCCGGTGGTGGACTTCGGCAAGTCAATTCGACGGGTGCGCTCGTATAGGTTTGTGGTCTTCCCATCTACCGCCTCGTTCAAGACCTCCTGGTAAACCCCGCCATCGGTTGCCAACTCGACTTTGTACTGAATGCGATAGCCGTTGATGTTGTTATTTGCATCGACGGACTGAAGCGCCGGCCAGGCAAACCGCACGCGCACAGCGGAAAGCTGAGTGTTGCTGATCGCCCTAATCCACGGGGTTCCGCTGCGCAGTTCGGTGTTGATAGTGGTCTCGTTCTCGACCGATGGAATGCCCTGGATATAGGCCTGGTCCACGGCCCCGGTGCGCCACTCCCACTTGACGTTCGGGAAGTTCATGTTTCCCTGCGGGTCTTGCAGCGGAGTGTTGTCGAGGTAGATGTCCCTGGCGGTTGGTGTGCCTTCGAATTCACCCTCGCCCACGGCGATGAGCATTTTTGCAATGGCAACCGAGCGCAGACTGTCAGGGGCTTCCGTTGGCGTTTTAGGCTTCTCTTCGCCGCCCTTGGCGCCGTGGATGTCGATCTTGCTGTCGTCGCCCATCTTTTTCTCCAGGCAATAAAAAACCGCCTCGTGGGCGGCTGCAGTGCTGTTGGTTGCGGCTACATCTGATCTTCGGCGTATATGGCGGCACTGATGATCGCCCCGCCCCAGCGGCGCTCGCCGATGCAAAGCGGTACCGGGTTGCCCGAGGCCGTGGTGTTCTTGGCGCTACCGAAGGCGTAGCCCGGAGTATTCTCGGGCGCGGCGCTGGTCTTGAGTCCGCCAGCCTGGGGGCTGAGCATTTGAATGACGCCGCCAGCGACAAGCCCGATGCCTGCACCTATGAGTGGTGTGCCGAAAGGCGTGGCCGAGAAGATCACCCCGACCACAATTAGAATTGCACCGACAATCGTTTGAAGAATGCCGCCGCGCTTGCTGCCCACTACTACCGGGGCAATTCGGATATCACCGGCACCGTTGTAGGTCAGTTCCTTTTCTCCGATGTTTCGTTTGTCGCGAAAGACTGCGAACTCTAGCCCGCGCGACTTAGCGTTCGACAGAAAGCGCTCAAAACCAGGGATCTGGACGCACAGCGCCTTAATGGCTTCGGCCGGCGACTTTACGGCGAGTCTGAACGAATTCCCGAACTGCCGGAGTTGCCCGTGCAAGCGGATGGTTGTCAATGGCTGGTAATTGATTGCTGAGGCCTGCATAGCTTTCTCCCGGCGTAAAAAAACCGCCCGGAGGCGGTTCATGAATTTCGCTTTTCAGTTGTAGTCGACATAAGGGCCTATGTAGAAACCGCCTATATCGCCGCTAATCCTGTAGAGGCTTTCCTTTCCGGGTTGCACGGTGGCTGCGATGGTACGGATGGCCGCGCCAGCACATAGACCGGAACCTGCGAGACCCGCACCGAGGCTTGGTGAGCCAGGGGGAAGGAAGAAGGTAGCCCGTTGACCTGTACCTATTTTCGCCGCTTTGCGTCCATCTACATACACGACGATATCGCAGCCCGAGCCTACCGCACCGGAGTCGCGCACAACCGTGACTTTTCCGCTTTCACCCGAGGGCTTTGACTGAAAGGCGTAAAGCTCATCGGACGGGACCGGCTTCGCATCCCTAACCGATATCGCCGATGAGGCACACCCCGCCAGCATCGCCACCGCCGCCGCCGCTATCAAAATCCGCATGATCGATCCTCGTCCTTAAAGTGCCGACTGTATCACCGAGCGTCACGGTGGCGAAGAATCAGGCGTGCACGGTCATGCCAGGGCCCACCGTAGACGATGATCTCGGACGGCCTGCCGTAAAGGTGGTGCAGCATGAATGGCCCAGGGCCGAAGGTAGCGGAATCCTCACCAGGCAGCGCCGGATCGGTGCCCAGGTATATGCCTGCGTGGTTCGGGTGCACCGTACGGCCAACCTGCATAACGATCATGTCACCGCGCTGGGGACTGTCTACGCGCAGGAAGCCGGCAGCCTCGTAATACTGTTCGTAAAGACTGGGGTTTTCCGCCCTCTCCCACCAGCCATCGATGCGCTGGAAGGTTTCAAACTCAAGCCCCCACTCGCGTTGATACCAATCTGCGCATACAGCCCAACAGTCCCAAACTCCATGAACAAACGGACGCTTGAGCAGCGGCACGGCGCCAGACGGCGTGATCGTCCTGAGGTCTCCTTCGGGCCAGGAGAGAATGTGCCAGGGCAGCGCCGTGGCCTCGCACATGGCCAGGTCGTGCGGTGACGGCCGGCTGGTGGCGTCCGGGTGGGAGTGGACGATGCCGATCACCTCGCCCAGGTCTTCCGCAGCGGCGTAGTCCTCTGGATCAAGCCTGAACTCTTCGTGAGGCTCCGTGGAGATGTTCTTGCACGGGAAGTACTTCTGCGCGCGGCCCATGGCAAGCAACAGACCGCAGCACTCTCTCGGGTACTCGGCGGCGGCGTGCGCCTGGACCGCCGCAACGATGTGCTTGCGCATGGTCAGCTCCGGGCTATCAGGGAAACGGCGGGAAATCCACCAAAGGACAGTTCGTTGTTCTCGCCGAAGCGCAGCTTGCAGGACGATAGGCAGCCCTTGCATTGGTCCCGGGCGGGATCGGTCGTTGGGTTGTCCTCGTCGTCAAACATCGCTGGGCCGGTATAGCCGCAGTCCGGCCCGCGGTAACCGTTGGTCATGGCCCAGTGGCAGAAGGTCGTCATCTGTCGCCCAGGCAGCCCGTGGTTATCGATCTCGCCCGGTGAGGATAACTCCCAGACCACCGCCTCGCCGTCTTCGCTGGTTTTCTGGTCGATGTACCAGATCTCCAGCGCCTCCTGGGTAGGGTCGGCCGTTGCGTTACCTTCTGGAAAGTTCACCGCATCCAGGTACTGGGCCAGGGTCTCGCGAACGGTCAGCTTGAACTTGAGCATGTCCTCGAAGGCCAGGCACAGCGCTGTGACACGGCCATTGATGTTGCCGGCGGCGAACGTTGGCCTGGTAGCCGATCCATCGCTGTTAGAGCCAATACCTTCAACCTGCACAGGCCAGGCGGCGTACTCGGCACCCTGCCACCAGATCGACTTGGCTGGGAGCTCCTGTTCCGAACCTTCATAAGCCAGAAGCTCGTCCGGCGTGTGCGGTATGGCGTGACCGTGAAAGCGCAGATAATCGGCGCCGTATTCAGTCCCGTCGATTTCGAACAGGCGAATCTCGCCGCCGGGCTCCAGTTTTTGGATGTCCGCGATCAGTGCCATATATAACCTTTATGGTTGGAAGTTTTGTTCGAAGGTTGCGGTGAGCGTGTAGTTTTCCGCGCCGTGGGCGGTGAGCTGATATCCATCACATTTGTATAGCCCCAGCTCACCAAGCGGCGGCGTCCACAAAAAGCCTCTGGCGCCCTTATGGGCGTCGATGAAGTCCATTATCTGCTTGGTGCGAACGCCATCACCGAGAAACGTGAGCGGCCAGGACTGCGATTTGTTGTTGATGCCATCGCTTACCGATTGCGCGTAACCATCGCCAAAGCCTTTGGTGCGTACCCGGAATTTTGCCTGGCCCTGCGGGTCAGTCCTCGGGCACCAGGTGAACCTTTCAAGCGCCATAGTTGATTACCCACTGATTGCTCTTTTAATGCTGCCGCCCTGCCCCAGGTCCTTGCGAATCAGCTGACGGTAACGCTGGTCAACAAAATCACCGAGATCCTTCCCGAACTGCTGATATGCCGGGTCATCCGCTGTAGAGCTGGTAGTCCCATCACTTGCGACAGTCACGGTCACGTTTATCTGGGCAGGAGCGCCCATAGCGCCAGAGCCGCCACCAACAGCCCTCACACCAAGAGCACCACTCGCTGTTCTGGTCAGCGGCATGATCGCCTCTGGCCCAGCCTCCCCCATCAATCCCATGCCCCCGGCCATCCCAAACGCCGTTGGCTTGCTGACGATAGAGTTTGTGAATGCGCCACCATCGGCGAACATCTGCACGCCACCCGACCAGGCGCCGCCCTTGGCTTGTGGGAAGTAGCTTCCGGAGTAACCCCCAGCAGACGCCCCCAAGTTGGACGAAGTGGCACCAGCAGACCCGGCTGCAAGCCCATTGCCGCCAGCGGCCGTACCACCGAAGTAACTGGCGGCCGCACCGACCAAGCTGCCCAGCAACGCCGAACTTGCCTGGCGGGTCGCGATACGCGCCATATCGGCCAGAATGGATTTGGTGAAGTCGGCAAACGACGCCTTACCGGTGATGGCAAAGTTCACCAGCGAATCTTCCATGGAGCTGAAAGCGTTGCTGAACATGCTTTTCGTCTGGCCGGCGACGTCTTTGGCGCTATCCAAATAGTCCTGCCAGGCGCTCTTCGCGCCGCTTGACCAGTCGCTTTGCGCAGAGTCCATCTGCGCCCATCCCTCCTGCATCGCAGCCACTTGCTTCGGCAGGTACGCATTTGTCAGGTCAATCTGGTCTTGAAGGGCTTTGCGCTGAGTGTCAGTTGTAGCTGTTGCAAGCTCGGTCCGAAGGGAAAGAACTTTATCGTTGGTCTGACGCTCAAGCTCCAGGCGCTCGAGATAGCGATCGGACTCCTTGCTGCCCATGCCGACGGCCGCAGCCTGTGCCGCATACTGCTCGCGCTGATTGTTGAGCTGCCGCTCCAGGTCAGCCTGGAACTGCATCGCCTGGGAAAGCCCGGTGGCGGCGTTAACCGCCTCGTTGAACTGGCTCGCCAACCAAGCGGTGGCTTTACCGTACTGCTCTTTGGAGATTTTTCCGTTTTTCTCCAGCAGTGCGATCTGTCCGGTCTGCTTGCTGAATTCGTGCGCCGCAGCGTTTACCGGATCATAGGTCTGACGGAGCTGATCAAAAGCCGTGGCGGCCTCTTTGAGCTGTGCCTTGAGCTTGCTCTGGGCATCCGTGGCGGCTTTAGTGGAGCCGTTGAGCTGGGCGACCTGCTTGTCGATTGCCTCAATTGCGCGCCTGTAGCGATCAGCGTTGGCGGGATCTTTGGCCATTGCTGCAACGAGCTCGGCACGGTCCTCCTGCAATTTGTTCAGGCGATCATAAGAGTCGAGCAGTTTCAGTGATGCCGCGGTGGTTCCAGTAAATGCCGCGGCGACTTTTTGCTCTTGTTGCTCAACCTGCTTATTTCCCTCAACCAGCTTCTGATCGCCCCAGCCGCGCAGATCGCTATAGGCCTTGTAGCTAGCCAGGCGTTCATCTGATGCTTTCTTGGCGGCCCCAAGGTCCTGCCCGAACAGATCGCCAACGAACAGCGTTGGATTGGTGGCGAACTTGTTGAACGCGCCCTGTGACTTGTTATAAGCGTCCAATGACCGGTTGGTGGCTTCCTCATCCGACACCCCTGCAAGGTGCCGTGTTTTCCGGTCGGTAGAGAAAAAGGATGTGACCTGCTTCAGATCATTGGCCATTGCGCGCAAGTCGTTGGGCAGTTGTGCCAGGCCGCTTGCGGCGGCGCCGGTCAACTTCACAACCAGCGCGGCCAAGTCTGCCATGCCCTGCTGGAACGCTGGATCCTTAACGATATCGCGCAAGCCATCGAGCGAGTTTTGCAGGGGCCCCATATCAACGTTTGCGAGCCCGGACACGAACTCGTTGCGCAACCCTTCGACCTGGAACTGCAGGTCTTGGATGATTTCGTTTGCGCGCACCAGGTTCGCGATCTGCGCAGGATCCATTGCGATCCCGAAGTCCTTGGCCTGCGCCAGGTACTTGCGCAGGCTCTCGCCCCCTTTATCGAGCAGGGGCAGCATCCGCGAAAGATCGTTGCCAAGGCTCTCGAGAATGTTGATTTTCTCGGACTGCGTTGAGACCTTTTTAAGGCCGTCGGCGATTGCCAGTAGCTGCTTGTCGGGCGCCATTCGCGCCAGCGCTTCGGCTGACAACCCCAGCTTTTTGAGACCATCTATGGCCTCCCCGCCGCCGGTGATAACTGCGTCGCCGATCTTGTCGCCGATATCCTTGAAGATGTCGGCCATCTTGTCGCCGCTGAGTCCGGCGCGCTCGGCGGCATACTGCCACTGCTGCAAAACGGTCGTCCCGATGCCGAGGGATTTGGCCCAACGGTCGGTCTCGGTAGTCGCCGCCGCAGTGTTTTTAAGCATCACCAGCGAAGCGGTACCCACACCCAGGGTTGCGGTCACCACGGTTGCAAGTGCGCCGCCAATCTTCTTGCCGGCGGCCTCGGCACGGGCCTCCATCTCCTTCATGCGCTTTTCGGTGAGGCGGCCAGCCTTATCCATGCCCTGCTCGAAACCACCGATGCGCGCAATCAGGTCCAGCGTCAGCGTGCCGAGTGAACGAGTAGCCATGGGCTATTTCCTGTAGGTGCGCAGGTCATGCCCATTCGGCCATGGCCGTCTCGAGCGATACCCCTGCTTTTTCTTGGTGAGGCATGAAGTCAATCAACTCTGCGGTGCCGCCGCCCATCCGATTGACCTGCAGCGCAATGATCGCGCCCATCTGCTCGGATCGAGCCGCCAAATTGAAGGACCCATGTTTGTTTCTGTACGCAGCCCAGGCCATGGCCTCGGGATAACTGATATTGGTCTTGGCCTCTGCCACTGTTCGCCCGCCGACTCCGTTCAGCACCAGCTCATGCCAGAACTCATCGGCGGCCGTTAGTTTTTTGTGCGGTCCGCCCCGGTGTTATTAACCTCGTGCACTGCGGCAAGAATGGCCCAGCCCAGACCAGGGTTCAGGCGGTAAGCGTCCTCGTAGGAAATTGCCTCTTCGCCGTTTTCGCCGAGCGTCACGCAAGTGGAGATGTACTTGGCGTTACGGCTCTCTTCTGGCTCATTGGCAGAGAAGAGCTTTTCGATCATGCCGAAGGACTGTGGCATTACAAAAATCGAGAACTTGTCAGTGACAGGTTTGCCCTTGGCGTCTTCGTGTTTCCACACAACCGCCTTTTTTACCATGGCGCCGCCGACGAGACCGCCGGCAGCTTTCAGTTCAGTCAGATTCATGTTTCGCCCTTATGTGGTTTTCTTGATCCAGGCGGAACCGCCCGAACGCTGAATGGTTGCAGTGGTGGTCACAACGGTGTTTGCCGCGAACGAGAACGGGAAATCCGATACGTAACCTTCGAACACGAACCAGGTGCGCGTGGCCGGCAATTCGAAATCATCGCCGTCAGTTTCAAGCGTTGGCAGCGCCGTACCATCAGACCAGCCCACCGCCCACTTGATACTGGTATCGCCGTCAGCCTCGGAAAGCTGATGCAGGCGAATATGGCTGGCGTTGTTGGGATCAGCATTCAAGCCCAGGGAAGCCTGGCCAGGGGTGCGCAAGCCCTTCTTGTAGCTGCGCTCCTTGGCGCTCAGGCACGTATCTTCAATCTGGTCAGCCGGCGCGCCGCCTGGGTCAAAGCTGGTGGCACACTCTACCTCCATGACGGTATAGGGGCCGGTGCCGGACAGCGGTGGAACGAGGGCAAAGACCTGCGTGCCCTGGGTGAGAATGGACATAGGTGTCTCCTGCGGACAAAAAAATACCCGCTCATGGCGGGCTTGGGTTTGGGGCTTGGTTATCGGCGGACGATCCAGTCCACGTCGAAGCTGTATCGATACAGGCCTGTCTCCGCGTCCTTGGTTTCACCGTTGTAGCTGGTAATCGTTGCGCTCAATTCGACTGCATATTCAATGGCGTGCCCAGCGGCCCGAGCTGCGGTGGCGGTGGTTCCGTAAACATCCACCTGAAGGCCGTAGGCCTCTGCATCGGGGCGTCCAGCCAAGAAGTTTTCCGGAGAGCCGTTGACCACCTGCCATACGCAATACGTTCCCGCAGGCGTGTCAGGCGCCATGCCGAACAAATAGAGACGCGTCGGGTTGGTGCCCAGCAGCGCCGTGACGCCAGGATCAGCAGCAGCAACTTGAAAGATTGGCGGATACTTCATTGCGATGCCTTTTTGGCTGCACGCTTTAGGGCGCGGTCGATGGCTTTCTCGTACTCGGTTACGAATGTGTCAGTCGCTGCGCTGATATTGTCGGCAAGGGCTTTACGCATAAAAGGAGAGCCGTGCATTTTTACAGTCCCAAACTCCCAGAGCCTCCAGTGGGGGGTTGGCCCATTGGCTGATAAATCAGGTGTGGTCCCTTTTTTGGGAAGCACCGCGCCATGCAGCACACCGACCCGAAAGCCGAGATTTCCTGTCTGCTTAAACAGCCGCCCATTCCAACGAAGCGCGATGTTTTTGGCGATCGACCGGCCAGTAGCCGTGTCGTCCAGCTTCTCGGCGCCCTCCTTTGCCTTGTTGGCCACCAGTTGAGCAGCCTTACGCAACGCTGAGCGCCCGCCTTTGCGCTTTAGGTCGTAAGTAACCGCCTCAAGCTTGCCGAGCAACGAATCTAAACCATTAATGCTGAACTCCACGCCGTCAGCCATCGTTCACCCCTTCGCTGCAGGGCAGCGTCAGATACTCCAGGCCGCTAACCTTGTCAGCCAGAACACCCTCAACGTTGTAGATCTTGTCGCGGTGCAGAATGCGCATTGTCGAGTCGATGCCGGTGCGATATCGAATGACGATGCGGGCTGACACCTTTGACTGATTTGCTGCAGCGGCAATAAAGTCTCGAGCAGATAACGGCTCTATACTTGCCCAGGTCTTTGCGACCTCAGCCCAAGAAGGAGTCATTTCCCCTGTAACAGGGTCCTGCGTGTGCTCGGGACGCTGGATGATAATTCGATGTCGAAGATCGCCGGCCCTCATACATTCACCCAGCGGTGAGGCTTCCAAAGCGCATTGGTTGCCATTGGCAATTCCGCAGTGATCGTTCCGATCACCACCGTCTCGCGGCTGCTATACCAGTGCCCGATCAGCAACAGCGCTCCTTGCTTAATTGCCTTGGTCATCAACAGCGCATTACCGACCGGATCTGGCAAGGCTGCCTCTGGATCGACCAGCGTGCGATTGGTCCAGGTCTCAAACGCGCTGAGGGCTGCATCCGTGTAGCCCTGAATCAGCGCATTCTCGTCGTCATGGTCGACCCGTAAGTGAGCCTTGACGATGGGGAGATCAATCAACCTTGGGCACCAATGCTTGAAGGGCTTCTTTGTTGGCGGATGGATCGAACTCGATCCCTTTGCCGGCGAGCCAGGCCTTCAGATCGGGAACCTTCATCTTTAGCGGATCGGTTTCTTTCTGAGCCTCGATCGCAGCGTCGATTTCTTCCTGAGAGCTGCGCGATGCGTAACCCTCGGGAGGGTAATTCACTGCCAGGTAGCCCGCCTCAACAAACTCAGCAACTGTAGGGCCATCCAGTTTCAGGCCATTGGCATCCAGTTGATTGGGGTAACACGCCACGCCCAGGTGCTCGACCGCCACCAGCGCGCACCGATCCGAGACTTCCTGCTCGCCAGCAGGAACCTCAACCACATGGTTGCCGTCCTCAGAGAATGGGAACGGCTTCTTCACAAGAATAATCGGCATAAATCCTCCGGTAGGCTGGGTGCCCGTAGGCACCCGCCGATTTAGGCAGCGGCGCTCAGGGTGAGAATCTTCACGGCCTGGGAGTCAACCAGCATGCCGCCGACACGCTTGGTAGTGTAGAAACCAACGAACGGCTTGTTGGTGTATGGGTCGCGCAGCACGCGGGTGCCGATGCGGTCGACAATGGTGTAAGCGCGCTTGAAGTCACCGAATGCAATGGCATTGGCGTCAGCCGCAACATCTGGCATGTCTTCGTTTTCGGTGATGCCGTAGCCCAGAAGGACCGACGGCGCACCCGCTTCCAGGCCTGGGCGCCACAGGTAGTTGCCCTCGCTGTCCTTCAGCTTGCGGACATAAGCAACGGTCAGGTTGCCCATCATCCAGGTGCCGTTAGCGCGGTAGCCTGCCTTGAGGGCGTGAATCAGGTTGATCAGGCTGTCGCCAGTGATCGCGCCAGCAGTGCCAGAGACGAGCTTTTGCAGAACACCGAACGCACGTTCGTCGTCGGTCTTCAAGTCGAGGCCGTAAGCCAGCATACCTTTTGGCTTGTTGATGCCATCACCTTTCGTAAAAGCACTGCCTTCCTTCTCGGCGAAGTCGCGAGCAACCTCGCCATTTAGCCAGCCCTCGGCATCGAAGAAGATGTCGTCAAGACTGGTCTGAGTGGCTTGCGGGTTGGCGTACAGCTCACCCATAAACGCAGAGATGTTGCCGAGCTTTGGAGTGTTGGTTGCCGGACGAGGGTCGGTTTCACCCACCCAGCCAGCACCGTTGCCGCCGAGGTTAACCAGGCGTTTGTAGTCTGGGCTACCAACAGTGATCTGATTGCAGACCTGACGCATAGGCGACGTATCGCGCAGCAGTTCGATGATGCTGCGGTCCAGTTCTTCGGGAACCGCAAAACCGCCATCGGCATCAACGCCGACCTGCAATGCCTTGGCCTGCAGTTCGCCCAGGCCAGTCTCGGTACCCTTGCGCACGAACTGCATGAATGCGGCCTTGTGCTCACTGGCGGCCTTGGTGCCGGTACCGTCTGGGCGCTTGAGAGACAACAGCTCTTTTTCCAGATTGCTTTTCAGCTCATCCAACTCGCTCAACTTCTCGTTGAGGGTATCGACCTGGCCGGACAGCTTGCCCTTTTCTTCTTCCAGGCCATCAATGCGCTTGTCATTGGTCTTTTTGAATTCGTCGAACTTCTTGCCCAGGGCTTCGGCGACGTCATCGATATCTTTCTTTTCAACAGCCATGAGAGGCTCCTTAAATGCGGGTCAGTAAAGATTTGAGGGATTGCATTGCATCGTCGGCATCCGCCTCTCGCGGTGAAACTGCGCCGTAGCCCTTGGCCATAAAGGCCTTGGCCTGGGAGCCAGAAAACCCAACCTCTCGAAGGGCTCGCTCCACTTTGCTGGGCGGCGGTGTTTCGCCGCGGGCCAGCAGAGATTTCACATCAGTGATCCGGGCCTCATCGTTGGCCGGGAACGTGACCAGGGAGAGCTCCCAAAGGTCGATTGCCTTCAGAATCCAAACTCCCTTCTCCTTGTCATACTCGTAGTCATCGAGCATGTAGCCGATGGAGGTCCCGGTCAGGCTGCCTGCCTTCATGTGCGCATGGGCACGCTTGGCAAGCGGGTCATCCTCAATAAGCAGGCGCCCTTTGAAGAACAACCCCACATCGTCTTCACGCATCTCGGTGTAGATGCCGATCGGTTCGTTCATGTTGTGCTGCCAGAGCATGGCCGGCAGGCGGCCCTTCTCTTTCCACTTGGCCAGACTGGCCGTGAATGCCCCGCGAACAACCACGTCGCCGTAGCTGTCCTCGACACCAAACACAGAGCCATAGCCCTCGAACTCGCCGCTTTCGCTGACCGATTTAATGGTGAGCGGTCGGTCAAGACGCTGTTTTGTCTGCATCGTCGGCAGCCTCTGGTTTGGTAGTCATGTTCATCGGGGTTAGGTAGATGTCGCCGCCTTCGCGGGGGTTTTCGTCTTCCAGTTCTCGACAGTCGTTGGGGCTCAAAATCCCCCACTGGATGCCCTTGCCGTAAGATTCGTACCGCCCCTTCAGGTCGCCGCGCATCAGGGCGCCGGCATTGAACTTGGCGTAGTGAGTTAGGCGATCTTTCTCGTTGAGCAGTCCGACCTGAATGCGGTGCTCAATGCGGGTCATGATCGGAACCAGCGAGTAGTTCACGAAGCTCATGCCCATATGCTCAATGTTGTTAAGCGTCATCTTTTCCATGCTGGCCACTAGGTGCGGTGGCACGCGAAACAAGCCACAGATCTGAGCCTCGGTGAGCTTCTTGGATTCGATGAACTGGGTGTCTTGGGCATTGAGGCTGATCGGCTTCCAGTCCAACCCCATCTCCAGGATCATGGGCTTGTAGGCGTTTGCCACCCCCATATGTTGTCCCTGGAAGTCCTCTTTCAGTCGACCGAACGCCTCGTCTGTAAGCTGTTGCTCGGTCCGCAGGACACCACTAGTTACGGCGCCGTTGGTGAACAGCTTGGCGGCGTGAGCGTCCATCGCCTGTCCGAGCCCCAGCGCCTGACGCGCATAGGCAATCGGATTCAGCCCGTTGAGCCCATCCAGCGTGAACAAGCGAACATGCCAAATCTCATCCTGGGTTAGCGTTTGAACGCCCGATTTGAAATTGACCTTGTATTCAACTGTCCAATCATCCTTGAGCTTTGGCGTAACGATGTCCGGGTTGAGCGGTAGAAGCTCAACCACGTTGCCCAGCGCCTTCACCTTATAGGCGTAGAAATTACCGCGAAGACAAAGACACGCCACCAACATCTCCCAGAACTCCTGGGCGGTCATGTAGCTATTGGGGGCCATGGTGATCAGGGGGTAGAGCCGGTGCCCTGTGGCAGGCAATCGGACGCGGCCCGTTTGCTTCAAAAGCCTACAAGGCAGCATCCCCATCGACTCGGCCAGCACCCGCACGCAGTTGAATACAACAAGTTGCTGCATAGCGCTGGTGGTTGTTACACGTTGGCCGGCATTGCTTTCATAGCCAGCGCCCAGCGCTTGGGCAAGCTTCTCCGGCGTATCAATGACCTGTGTGTCGTTTTTCCTCCCAAGAAGTGAACGAAGCATCAGCGTCCACCTCGTACGATTGAGTACACAGACAGGGTGATCAGTAGCGCTCCACATACAGTCAATGCCAAAGGCTCACCCATCCACACCCACAACCCTCGAGTCAGCAAGGCCAGGCCAAGCACGCCGACGAGATCAGGCAAAGCCTCTTTCAGCGCCTCCAACTTTGGCGGCTTGATTTCTTCGGTCATAGGGTTCGAATTCCGTGCTTGGAGATATGGTCAGAAAGGGTGTCGTCTGGGTGCAGGTTCGCGAGAACGCGACCGATCGCCATGATCAACGCCACAGCCCCGTCAATTTTGTTGTCGTCGCCCTGCTTGATCGGGCGCACCACGTCATCGTTACCTGGAAGATTTTTCCCAATGACGTTGCCGATGCACCAGGTCATGATCGGGTTGCCGTCGTGATGGAACCGGCCCGACTCAATAGCGGCTTCCAGTTCTTTCATTGGGTCCGACATGTTGGTGTAGTTCTGGGTGGTGGTAATTGGGTTGAAACCCTCATCATCCAGATCGTGACTCAACCCAGTGGCACCAAATGGGTCGATTGGCGACTCCCGCAAAGGAGCCTGATGATTTGCCTCTTTCGTATCCTCCAAGATCTCTCGGTAATCGACCTCGGCCCCATCAGTTACTTCCAAGTGCCCGGAGTGAATCCATGCCTGAAACCGCTCAGACATCCGCTTGTTATCGGTATTGAATGCGGTGTCGTAGGGAACCCAGAACTTCGGGGCAACGCTGTAGTAGTGGACTTTCCCGTCAATCATTCGCCAGAACAGGCGAGCCCTTGAGTTCATGTCGAGCTTGCGCGCCAGGTCGAAACCCGCATTCCACTCTTGGCCCTCGAACTGCTCCAGGGTCAGTGTGGTGTCCTCGCAAGCCTTCCAGCTTTCCATGTTGTAGAAGCCGGACTTGGCACTCACCCAGAGATTTAGGTGCTTTGTCTTGAAGGTGTTGGTGAATCTGGCTGAGCGAATCGCTCTGGCCTGCTGGCTCTCCAGATACTCCTGGAACACCGACACCCCATGGTTCGGGTTGGCCTTGGCCAACATCTTCGGGTCAGTCCAGTCATCCCCCTCATCAAGCGTCCAGATCCAGCCGAACAACTCATCGTCGGGCACGGTGCCCTCGAGCATCTCGATTACCTGGCGGCGCTTGTCGTAGCAAGGACCCTCAATGTCGGCGCCGGCGGTGGTGATGATGAACATCAACGGCTGCCGCCTGGCCCCCATACCGGTGAGCATGGTGTCGTATTGGGCTGACGTAGGGTGTTCGTGATATTCGTCGACGATGGCACAGCTTGGTGAGGCACCATCACCTGGGTTGCCGATCAGCGGCTCGAAACGACTGAAGTCCGATGGGATGTTCATGTTCGAGGCGTTCACCTCAATGCCGGCGGCCTGCACCAGCATTGGCGACTTGGTGACCATCAGCTTCGCCGGGCGGAACACTTCCCAGGCCTGCTTCTCTGTCGTGGCACCTGCATACACCTCGGCACCGTACTCACCATCGGCGACGAACATGCTTATGCCAACACCACCAGCAACGACTGACTTTCCGTTCTTGCGGGGAACCTCCCAATAGCTTTCGCGGAACCGTCGGTAGCCACCCTTCTTCCTGACCCAGCCGAACGTCACCGCAATACCGAACAGTTGCCAGGCCTCAAGAGTGATCAGTTGTCGCTTGAATGCCCATTCGCCTTTGGTGTGCGGCAACAGCTGCATCAGCTTGAGCTTCTTCTCCGCCTTGGCTGGATCGAACTTGAAGCGGAATGCGCGCTTGCGGCTGGCAGCCAAATCATCGAAGTGGCGCTGCACCGCCTGGTGGATGTAACGGCACGCAGGAACCTTCCCGCGCAACAGAGACCTTCCCCACGCCATCGCCTTGTCGACATTGGGGTGGGCAGATTTGGTCATCAGGTTCTCAGCAGGCTGGCAAATTCGTTGGTTTCTTTCTCCTTGTTACCGCCGATCAGGCGCGTACGACTGGCCGGATCGAGCCCAAGCATCGAGCCGAAGGTCACGATCTGACGCATCGTTTCGTTGGCAGCGGTCAGTGCTGGGTTCTTTATCGGGCCGCCCTGCGCACCAGCCACCACGATTCCGTGCTGCTGGACTGACTCTTGGGCCATGCGCCAGTTGTCATACGCAACGCAGAACGCTTCGACGTTGTGCAGATCGGTGATCGCCACGACGTTTTCGCGCAGCAGTTCGGGTACAACCATGCGCCACATCTGGGCAGCGCGATTGCTCAACCACTCGGGCGGATCGACATCTGTGATTTTTGAAAACTCTGGCTCGGCCTTATTGAGCGCTCGCTTGCCAGGATTTCCGGCGAGCATTTTCTTGGCCGTCGGCTTGGGTTTGCGACCACGGCCGGCGACCGTGGCGGTGCCTCCCATCGCGCAACTCCTGGATTTTTAATTTCGCGGGTGTGAAAAAACGATTGAGGGCGCGGTCTAGAAGCGAAAAGGCCCAGACTTTCGACCCTCCCCCTCCCTTTCTGCGCAAATCGTTCTCATTTGGTCGTTTTCCACTGCTTTTCGGCCATTTTTCTGTTTTCAGCGCCGGGAATTGCCGAAACCACCGTCCTCGGAGGCCGTTTTGCTGGAGTGGCACGGACCACACAGGCTCTGCCAGTTGTCACGATCCCAGAACAGGGTCATGTCACCTTTGTGCGGGATGATGTGGTCAACATCCGTCGCCGCGACCACCTTGCCTCCCTGCTCGCAGAATCTGCACAGCGGATGCTTGGCCAGCCAACCAGCCCGGGCCTGCTGCCACTTATAGTTGTAGTGGCGCTTGGTGCTGCTCTCTCGGGGCTTCGCCCAGGTCGAGCTCTTGAGTAGGTGAGCGTGATCATCACAGTACCGAGGGTTACGGGTCAGGGTGTTGCAGCCCTGGGCATTGCACGGCTTCTGCGGTCTCAGCGGCACGGGGTGCCATCCATGTATGTCAGCGGGCGGGCATCAGGGTCCTGCTCGGCCTGATCCTCTGCCAGCGCCTGGATCAGTAGCGCTTGGTGCTCCTCCATCCGCTCCAGCAGCGCGGTCTGTTTCTTCATCTCGGCCAACATCTCGGCCTGTAAGCAATTCGCTTGCTCGCTCATAGGCCAGCCTCTTCATCTTGTTGAACCATTCGCGCCTGGCGGCGCATCCACTGCAAGCCATCACTCAGACTTGCGGCTGGGAAACTTGAACTCCGCAACCCGGTCAGCAAAGTCGGCCAGCTTCTTAACACCCAAGAATCCGATAAACACACCGGCAGCCGTCGCAAGGTTCTGCGGCAGTCCGAAGTACTCAAGGACCGGGATCAGTCCGATCGTGATCAAGGTGCAGATTGCGGCCTCGAGCAGAGCCTGGCGCCGGGTCCCGCCGCCGTAGATGATCCTGATACCAGCCATCAATGCAGATAAGCCTGCGGCATATAGAGTCGGCGAATGCTGACTCAGCCATGCAAGCACGATGAGCCAGGTATCTGGTTTGTCTGGCATGTTCGACATCTCAGGTTCCTCCCTTTCGGGGAGTGAATAGATCAGCCCCAACGGCACTCCCAGCTCAGCGCGATGGGTGTGGTGGAGCCGAAAACGAAAAAGCCCCGGCAAATGCCGAGGCTCAATGTGGGTGGAGATGGAGACCCTGTCAGGTCTCTGTCGTGGCGTTTCCCCCCAGTCCCCACGCTGACTGTTACCCCTGCACGTTGCCGCCGGGCTTTGATCATCTCCAGAAAACAAAAAGCCCAACTTAGGGTTGGGCTTTGCTCGCGGAAAAACCGCAAAGTAACTGAAATCTATATGCAGGGACCGGGCCTGTCAAGCAGCCTGACGACGAATATCTAATGCCCCGTCAATCCACGCAATTCCCGCCTTCCAGAGCCCACGTGTCTTCTCTTCGCCGAAGCCCATCTTCTTTCCAACGTCCATTAAGGAGCTGTCGAGCCTGGTGTAGTACTTCATCAGCACCTGGCCGCATTCCGGGTAGCGCTTGAGCAGTCGGCCCATCAAGCCATCGATCATCAGGGCATCGTCATCGGTGATCATTGGCGACAGGACAGTGTTCTCACGAGAGGCGCAGCACGAAACACCAGAGCCCAGTACAACCCAGCGGCCCCAATGCTCCAGCAGATCCTCAGCGGTGCGTTCTCTAAAGCTCGGTGTGAAGGCCATGGCTCAATCCCCTGTGTAGTTGGTGGCGCCTGGGCCACGGCGGTTGTTTTCGTCGTACTGCTGCTGTTCGCCTGATTGCTGATTAACTCGATTGCCAAAAGCGATGATCCGTTGCTGATAGATATTCAGCATGAGCCCGAGCTGGGTCACCATTATCTCCACCGGCAAAGCTTCGCCAGTCTCCGTTGATACCCAGCCGGAGGCGTGGCATTTGGTGCACGGCAGTTCGTGGAAAACGCCTTTGGTGACCGCCTTGCCTTTGCAGATGGGGCACCACTTCAGCGGTGTTGGATTGGCCTTGAAGGCGGGGCCGTGCTGCCTTTTCATCATTTTTAAACCTCGCCCTTAACAAATTGTGGTTCTGGCTCGCAGGCCCCGCCGTTCAAGGCGTCTACGAGGTTTTGCGAATCTTCATATCTAACACCTGTCTGCATGTGGATCGCCTTGAAGCCACGCTGATCTAACCAGTTGTGCCACTTCATCAGGGCAAGGCGGCGCTGCTCCTTGGCCTGGGTGTTGATGTAGGTGGAGGCGATCTTGCCCAGGGAGTGGTTGAGCAGCATCTCGCCGATGTGGCCGTCGACGCCGAGGTCAGTCCACGCGGTACGGGCCACCTTGCGCAGGTCGTGACTGGTCCAAGCGCCCTGCCCTAGCCGTGTGAATACCGCGCTCGCCTGGTGATCACTGAGTGCCTTGCCACGGCGTGACGGGAACAGGAGCGGCCCTTCGTAGCCCTGGGTGTTTTGCCGGATGCGGTATAGCTGTAGGAGCGAACACACCTGATCGGTCAGCGGTACCCGCAGTTCGGTCTTGGTCTTGGTGTGTTCTGCCGGGATGAACCACTCACGCTCTGGCAGCGCGATGTCGGCCCAGCGGGACTGGCGGGTCTCGCCGATCCGGGTGCCATGGCACAGCATCATCAAGGCCAGCATGGCGTCACCCGGCGCACTGTCGAAGCGCTCGGCCAGCAGGCTCACCAGGTCCTGCAACTGCACGTCACGCAACCGCGCCGGCTTGGGCAGGATCCGCGCCGTGGTGAAGTTGACGAACTTCATTTCCGCCATCGGATTGACCGGGATCAGGTCCAGCTTGCGCGCCTGACGGAAGGCCACCGCGAGCAGCCGGTATAGCTGCTGCACGTAGGACAGCGATAGCTCAGCCTGGGCCGGCCACATCAGCAGCTTGTCGAGGGTCTGGGCGCTCACGTCACGCAGTAGCAGATCGTCCAGGCGGGGCTTGAGCTGGCAACTGATAGCCGACTTGCCCGCAGCTCGGCGCTTGTCAGACAGCGAACGCGACTTGGCCATGCGATCACCGAACCAATCGAGCAGTTCACCCACGGTTACCCAGCCAGAAACACTGGCCGCGCCGTCGGCAGCGACCCGCAGGCGCACCGCCGGCAGTGCGGCGATCACCTGCTTGGTATTCAGCTCGGGAAAGCCGCCGATGCGATGCCATTTGCGCTTGTTGAGCAGGTACCAGGAGCCGCGTGTGCGATTCTTGGCGAAACGGAAGTGCAGCGCCGGGTGGCCGGCGTCCCGCAGGTCGCGCACATGCTCAAGCTTGGCATTGCGGGCAATCTCGGCATCCGACAGCTTCACCGTCAGGGTTTTGATTTGGGTGCTCAAGCGCTCACCTTTCCTTCTTTGATCAAAATGGCCTGAGTCCGCAAGACGGCCTCGGCGTGATAGAGGCGGATCTCGTCGTAACTCATGCCCAGGGTGTTTCGGTTGGTGCGGCCATCGCTCAGGCTGTGGCAGTACTCGCAGGCCCAGGCCCCAATCAGGTCCGGCGGCTTCATGCCCGTTCCGCAGATCCCCGCCAGGCGGTAATGGGCCAACACAACGGTTTCGGTGTCGCCAGGACAACCCGGCAGGCGGACCTGGCAATCTCGCCCGCGCGCGGCCTTGGTCAGCTTGGTCTGGCGGGTCATGGGGCAACCCTCTGGACAGTGCGAAGATCAACCACTTGATACGTCTCTGGCCACATCCCTGAGCCGTATCGAGCAGCCATGTTGCGGTCAGCAAAAAGCGCCAGGGCATGGTCCGGCGTATCGCCCAAGTCGAACTTGAACGAGCAGCAAAAGACGGCGTATGGATAGAGGTGAGGGTCGGGCGTTGCTAGGAGGCGATCAGCCACGGGAACCTCCCGCAAGTTGGGCGCGGAGCTCGGCCAGTGCTCCCCTCCCCACTTCTGGGGTGATCCGCCCGTCAACCTTGGCAGGCAACGCCTTGGGCATGGGCTGAAGCGGCAATCCATCAAGCAGACGGCGAGTTGTTATCGTGTAGTTACGCTCGAATAACTTGAGGCTGAGCGCAGTGTCGAGCTTGTTCAGGCTCTCAAACCCGCACTCTTTGGCCGTGTGCCATACCGCGTCGTGCGACCACTTCCCCTGGCCGGCCATGCTCGGGTGAGCATTTCGGACCGCTTCGCGGTGAGCGGCCGCAAGCGATGGCAGTCCGAGCATTTCGGGCGACGGCTTGCACCACTCGATGAACTGCCCAGGGCTAGGGATGAAATCGGACACCTGCTTACGGGCCTTTATCATGCCGAACTCGATCTGCCCCTGAGTGTGAATGCCCTCGTCGAGGAACGCCTGCATCCACTGGACCTTCGCAGCCCGGTAGGTCTCCTTATCGGGCCATGCCTGGCGCCAGGCTGAGCGGATAAGGCGAAGCTCAGTGAATAGGTCGTTGATTGCGGAGGCCATTTGGCGGCGCCCTTCGTCCTGGGGCGAAGCGCTTTCGTCTGCCGAGATAAATTCGCCTGCCTTGGGGTTGGCCCAAAGGCCCTGGGTTACGACGGATACCTGCTTCATCACGATTGCACCCCGTTCTGCCAGTCAGTGCTGTCATCGTCGAACTCAGACGCTGGTACGGCCTTCTGTCGAATGGGCGTGACGTTGTTCGCTGCAGCGCGAACCTTGTCGTTGTTCACCCACTTGACCAACATGCTCACCCATTCGGCTTGGGTATTTACTTGGTGTTGCGGTTCATAGTGAGCAGTGAACGCGATGCGCACCTCTTCGGTGAACAGGTCGAGGGCCAGGCCACGGTGGAATGCGTAGGTGGTCAGTAACTTTTCGTCCGGCACCCAGTCGAGCGTCATCTCGCTGGGCATTCGAGGGTCAACAGGCTCCTGCGCAGAGATAGGGTTTTGATCTTCTCTTCTCTTCTCTTCTTTAGGTAACGCGCCGCTAACGCTTGAACCGTTACCTTTTGCGTTACTTGCCTTGTGGTTTGCCACGCGCTTTGCCGTGAGAAGCCTGTTTTTAGCGGTCTTGCCGTTGTGTCGGTCGAAATGAGGAAGGCTGATAACACCGTCCACCTCGATCATCCAGGCCACCGATTTCATGTGTTCGCAGAAACCGATAACGCCAACCAGACGATCAAGTAACTTTTTGCTAACGCTTGGAGCGTTACCATTTTCTGTTTGTTGGTCGAACCAGCCCCATACGCGCATCAGCTTTCCGACTACAGCATCGGGGTCGATATCGGCCAGGTCAGCGATCTGGCAGACCTCGGGCTTGTCCAAGGTGGTGAGTTCGAATTTGATCCAGTCGCCGGCCATTACGCGGCCTCCTGCAGAAGTTCAGCGAGGCGTGTGAGCCCCTTTGGGGTGATCATTGGATCGAAGGCGGCGCGCTCTAGGCCGGTCTCTGGATCAGGCTTCAGGGCAGTGACCTTATGGGTCATATATCCGGAAGTGATGCGCGGCTGGTATGCAACCCAGCGCTTGCATCCATGGCGGCGGAATATCCAACGATTCTGTTCGAGCCATGCAAAGAGCCGAGATGGTGCAATGCCAAGCTGTTTGGCCGCGTCAGTGATGCAGATAGCTCCACCAGCGGCCGCCAAACGCTTGATAGCCGCTACCTTTGGCGCCTGAACTGAAACCAGGCGCTGTAGCTCCCCGTTCTTTTCGGCCAGGTCTGCCGCGAGACGCAGCGCGTCTGGAAGGGTTTGAGGAATAGCTACGTGTCGCGACACGTTTTCTAGTTCCTGAAGACGTGTCACGACACGGTGTCGAAGCGGGACGCTGTAACCGGTCAGTAGCGTCATAACGAGATCCGGCGGGAGCAGATACTCGGTTTGCTTGCGATTGGATGAGTCGAAATAGATGCATCCAAATTTGGATGCATCTATGTTCAGCTCTGCCAGGTTGGTCTTGATGTCACGCACGACATGGTGATGCTGCTTCCCGGTCAGGTCAGCGACCTCCCGGCTGGACATAGTGACGGTATTGCTTGGAGCGACGAGTGTGTTCATAATGGCCCCACAAGTTTTATTGCTGTTGAAAAGACCGCCCTGCCAGGCGGTTTTTTTATGCCTGCAATTCAGGCTGCCTTCAGTGATTCGCGCAGGATGTGTAAGGCTTCGATGGCTTCCTGAATGGCTTTCTCGCCCTGCGCTTTCTCGTGCTGGCTGATGTGGTTGTCAGCGGCCGCGTCGAAGATCAGTCGGCCAACATCACCGCATTCGGCGGACAGGTGGCCCAGGGCAACCATCAACGGTTTGGCCACAGGCTTTTCACGGGCGACCAGCTCATAACCAAACTTGTCTGCGAGTGCCATCAAGGGCCGCATGTCGCCGGTATGCAGCAAGACACCGAACAGATGCTCGATGGTGAGGTGGTGAGCGGAGTTATCCGGGTTCGAGCGCTGCAGCAGGCTCACATGCGCAAGACACATCTTCCCCGCCAGCTCCTCTGCCCCACTTTCCTTGATGGTGGTGTGGCAAGCCCTCAAGAAATCTTCCATTCGTAAAACCTCAAATTTGTTTCCGTGGCGCCTTTGCAGTGCTAAGGCGATCATTTGGTCAATGGAATGCTGATCGGGGATGTCAGGCGGCGGTCTGCTCCGCAGCCTCGCCTGTCGCAGAAATGATCTGCCCCCATGGAAAAGATGGGCAAAGATCGGCGCGATTTACGGCGCCACCGGTCAATGCTTCGATTTGAATCGCACGCTTTGCGGGAACAGGTCGCTCGCCGGAGCACCATTGATTAACGGTGGGTGCAGTGACCTTCAGCAGGCGCGCCATTTCCACCTGACTACCCAGCAAGCGAGATGCTTCTTTGGCCGCTTCTGCTGACTTCATGAGTTCTCTCCTGGAGATTTATGCCGAATATAAGGCATTACCTTATCACGGGCAAGCCATTGCCTAACCAACAACGCAATAGGCTTAATTAGGCAATGCTTACCGGACCAGAATTAGGCGCCGCCATTGAGGCCGCGCGGATCGCCAAGGGCGTATCGAAAAAGAATCTCGCAGACGACTTCTCCGTGAAGCCTCCGTCGATACAAGGCTGGGTGAAAAACGGAAGAATCGATAAATCAAAGCTGATGGACGTGATCGCCTACTTCTCCGATGTCGTTGGCCCTGAGCATTGGGGGCTACGCCCAGGCTTCTCCTACGAAAACCTCGAGGAAGCTAACGAGGACTCTTCTGGTCAGCGCAGTAATGACGGGCAATCAATGGCTTCGTCTGCAGCGGATATGGTCCGTCAGATGTTGGCGACCAAGGGCAAAAGCCTTTCAGAGGATGCTCGGAGCAGGCTGCTGGCCGCAGCAGAGCAGAGCGACTCAGGAAACGTCATACACGTCGACTTCTCTCGCCCAGGCCAAGTAGGCGACGAGGTATGGATTGCCCACTACGACGTGCGCGCAGCGATGGGCGGCGGGCAGATACCGCACGAATTCCCAGAGATGCTTCAAGACATACGGGTCAGCCCCAAGCATTTGCGCGAGATGGGTGTCACGTTTAAAGAGCACTTCCACCTCAAGATGATCACCGGGTGGGGTCAATCGATGGCTCCGACGATCAAAGACCGTGACCCACTACTCGTAGACATCACGATCCGGGAGTTCACCGGGGACGGCATCTACCTCTTTTCCCACGACGAGATGCTGTACGTGAAGCGCCTGCAGAAGAAAGGAAAGGACCGCTTCAAGATGATCTCGGACAACAAGCACCACGACGCCGAGGACATCCGGGTGGATGACACCCACATCCTTGCTCGAGTGCTTTACGTGTGGAACGGACAACCGGTATGACGCTATGTCCTTGACCAAGCCAAACCAAGACCTTAAGCGCGACCTACAAGGCATTGCCTCCGACCTCAAGTGGTCAGCCGTAGAGCTGATGAGGGTCGCGGAGCGACTTAGCCTTGCAGGGAATGAATCGGACGCCCAGGCCGTGCTGAGGTTGTGCGCCGTGTTTCATGCGGACGAGGATCGGCTGGCGGGGTATGTGGACGAGGTGAAGGCAGGAAGGATTTTGCGGGGAAAGCCTGAATAGAAGGCACAACGGATCTGAGCACTCGATCATCACGAAGGAGCGATTTTGGTGACAATCATCAAGTTCAGTTACAGGGATGCAAAGGGCGATCTGAGTGAGCGCGAGCTGATCCAGTGGTCAGAGAACTCGCTCTACATTCAGGGGAGGTCCGCGGCAGACTCATTCCCAAAAACATTCAGGAAAGATCGCATAGTTGAGGTTTACTTTGGGGCTGAGCTGCTGCTGAACGACGCCGCGCCACCTGCTCCCAAGCTGCTGCCAAAACCACGTCCAGCGGACCTGGCTGCATCGGCCGCCACTTCCCACCATCCACAGCCAAAGACACCACCCGGCGGGATTAACCAAATTCTTTTCACTGGCTTTGCGGCGGCTCACCGCGCCGAGCTTGAGCAAAAGGCAATGGATTCAGGACTCAAAGTTATGAGCACTCCTGGAAAATCTCTGACTTTTCTCTGCTATGGCGACAATGCCGGGCCTACGAAGGTTTCGAAAGCACAGGACGCCGGAGCATTCATTATTGATGCAGAGCAGTTTCTTAGCTTGATAGCTATCGGCGAGATGCCTTAGCAGGCATAACCCCATGCATTACAGAAAGCCCGCCAGCGAGCGGGCTTTTTATTGTCCATCAGAAAGGCGCCGCCTCTTCTTCTGGCTCAAACTCGACCTCTCCCCTTCCCGCCTCCTCGACTTCTTGCTGCTCCCATCTCACCGTCACGCTGCCGTCGTCATTGAGCGTGAGCTCAAGCTCGGCCGTCTCGGCGATTACGCCCAACACCTCTTCCCACTCCCGATCCCCGTCCGCGTCAAGGCGATGAATGGTGACCCAACGCTGCGCCTGCGCGACCGGGTGATTGATCATTGATGAAACGCGCAGCCCGAGCCGTTCCATCCCGCTCATTTCCTGCCGTTCCTCCGGTGCCGCCCGCTTCTTTGCCATGAAATCTCCTCCCAGATAAATGCTGTATATCCATACAGATTAGGCGAAGCTTATATCAGGGTTGCCGAGAAAGTCATCTCCCAAAACGGAATAGCGCGCATACCTACATCATGAAAATAATTAGGCATTACCTATTTACATATGATTAGGCATTAGCTTATTGTTCTTTCCATAGCAGTGACACACCGCCACTGCTGAGCACCACCGCTCTTTAACAGTCAGCGCAACAAACAACAGACCGCATTGCCTCTACCGGCGACCGGCGAGCAGACAGGCCCGAAAGCCTGCCAACGACAGGGAAAACCCTGTACGGCTGCCCGATGGTGAAACGCCAGAACCGAGTGAACGACCCGGCAAGCAATGCGCCCCGCCCCTTCCGGCGGCAATAGGAGGGAAAGCATCACTTCTGCACCTTGGAAACAGGGTGCAGCGGGATGACAACCGAGAGGTAACAAGCCATGAAGCACGCTACAGCGATCTCCCAGCTCGAAACCCACGCATCCAACTGCGAAAACAACGCAGCCATCCAGGAGCGCGAAGGCGAACACGAAAGTGCCGCCACCAACCGTTCCAACGCTGCCGACTACCGCCAGGCAATCGAAGCGCTGCAGGCCGAATAAGCATCACCTCTGCCCATTCGATGAGTGGGCTTTGGGATGCGGACGAAAACCCGGCGCGCGCCGGCCACCTGCATTAAACCCACACAGCACGGAGGATTGGCAGCCATGTGAATCACAACGAACCCTAGACGCCACAGCGTCGACCGCGTGACGTAGGGAGGTCTACGAAACGCACTGAAAGCCCGGTTTCGACTGGGCTTTTTTATGGCTCGCCTTTACCCGTCAGCACCCTCCCCTGGGCCCACCGGCACATACCAGGCGGTCAGGGTGCTGACGAATAAACGCAACCACAACCAAGGAGTCGGCATGAACCCAGCCATCCAACAAAGCCAAGTCGTTCTGCAGGCCCTGCGGGAACGTGTTTCGCTTTCCACTTCGGAGATGTACATGAAGATCGGTCGCGACCAGCCAGTGAAGGTGCCGCGCTTCAACGTGGTGCCGCTCGGCAAGAACCTGTTCGATGTGGTGGAGCGCTCCACAGGCGTTTCCCGCGGCGCACGCACCGGCCACGACGGAGCATGTCAGTACGCCGATCAGCTCGAGCGCAACGCTGACTTCTTCAATGCGGCCAAGGCCACGTCGAAGCGCTTCGGTTGGCGGATGGTTCGCTGGACGGCCGGCTTCTCGGCGCTGCTTGTGCTGTTCGCCTACTACGGTGCGCAGCCATGATCGGCGAACCAATGCCGGATCCACGGCGCTCGATCATCGACGAGCTGAACCAGCAGATGGAAGCGTTCTTCGGCTCTGGCAAGAAAGCCCAGGTCATCCCGAACGGCGTTGGTGTTGACGGCCCCTACAACGGCACCACGGCACACCACGAGCGGCTTCGGAAAGAACGCGACAAGCTTGCCCCCGCCGTGCGCGCCGAAGCCGCCAAGGGTGCCGTGGCAAGCGTGGCAGCGAAGAACCTGGGTATGCATATCAAGCGCGTGACGCTGATCGCCCAGGAGAACGGCTTCAAGTTCGCCGACACTCCATGAGGCGGATCAACAACCAGGTGCGACAACGCCGGCGCCAGGCATGGCTTGATTTGCCAGCACATGAAATCGAAGAGGTAGGCCATGGCCAAGGACAACGCGCAGATTCAGCGGGACAAGCGCTTGAAAGAGAAGGCGCTGCTCGACAGGATCGGCGCCGAGAAACGAACGCTGATTGTCTCGAAAGCGCTCGATGACGCACTTCAGCTGCTGGGCGATCGCCACGACTTCGAGGAGTGGCAAGAAACCATATCGACCTTGCTGATCAACTTGGCAGCAGCGCCCGCCGAAGAATCTGCCCGCTTCATCACCATGTCGCGACCTGCTTTCGCAGTTACCGAAACACAGTCGCGACAGCTTGAAGAATTCCGCAAGACCGGCATCGAACCCGCATAACCCACCCTACTCGCTGCATCCGGTAACCGGAGGGCGGCGCTTACCCGGAGTAACCCCATGACCAAGCAAGCACAGCAAATAGTACTCGCCGCCGAACTCCCTGAGCGTGGCCAGCCACTGGCCGGCGGCGTGTTCATCACCCGCTACTGGCTCAACGGCGTCGAGCGAGCCCTGATCCAACTGCCTGACGAACTCGTCGGGCCCTGGGGCGAGTACGGCGTGAAGATCAAAGGCGCCGACAGCTACAGCGACGGCGAAGCCAACACCCGGGCGATGGCCGAGGCCGGCAGCGTGATCGCCATCAAGGCTCTTGAGTTGGGTGGGCACATCCCTTCCTGCCTTGAGGGGCAGCTGGTTAAGGCGGCACAGGCGGACGGCCTGGTAACGATGAACGAAGAGCGCTTCCACTGGCTGAGTACGCAGCGCTCCGCCGACTACGCCTACTTCATGGTCTTTGGAGGTGGCTGGCTCCACTACGACGGCAAGGTCAGCGAGCGGCTCGCGCGCCCTGTCCGCAGTCTACCTATTCAGTAATTCATTTCTTCATTCGTTTTTCGCAGGTGATTCCCGGGAGCGCCAGGACGGCGCTCAGACCAGAAGCTCGTCGGGAAGCGCCGGCTACCTGCAACTTATCTCGCTCACAGGAGCATCTCATGCGCGCCAATGAACTGACCACGTACACCCGTGGCGATCTGACTATCAGCAGCCCGGACGAAGGGGTGGTGCTGAAACTCGCAACCCTGGCCATCGCCGCCGCCCCAGCCATTGCGGCAAGCGGCATCCCCGCCGTCGGCGAGTGCTGGCCCGGCGAAGGTGGAATCAACGGCGGCCTGTTTCCTGGGGGCGACAAGCCCTACTACCTGATCGTGCCCACGGGCGCAGATGCTGAGTCCACCCTTGAGTGGGGTGGCTACGGCCAGGAGCTCGACGGCGCCAAATCCCCATGGGATGGCCAGGCCAACACCGCCCACCTGGCAAGCAGCAACCGGGAGCACGACCACCCGGCCGCCCAGTTCTGCGCCAACTTCGAGCGCGACGGTCACAAGGACTTCTATCTGATGGCGCGCCGTGAGGCGTCATTCCTCGAAATCACCGTTCCGGAAGTGTTCACCCAGTCTTATCACTGGACGAGCTCGCAGCGCTCCGCCTACTTCGCCTACAGCATGGACTTTGAAGATGGCTGGCTCAGCTACGGCGTCAAGTTCTACGAGCGGCTCGCGCGCCCTGTCCGCAGAAAGTTTATTTGATCATTCAATTCTTCATTCATGGGTGCGATAGCACCCTCGCTTTTCATGGAGGCCAGGGATGGCGCTGCACACGGAGTTGGAAATCCACAAGGTAGCCGAGGATCTGCTCGGGCTTTCGCTCGACCTGGTGCGCAATATTCCGCGCGACCTGAAACAGGTTGTCGGGGCAAAGATCCGGGACGAATGCTTGCAGGTCCTGGTGCTGATCGGCCGGGCCAACATGACCCGGGACAAACTGCCCCAGATCAACCTGCTGTTGGAAAGCATCTGGATGCTCAACTACTTGCTGCGAGCCCTAACCAACAGAGGGTTGATCAGCAAAGGGCAGCACGCCAAAGCAATGAAGATGACGGCCTCTGTAGGCCGACAGGCAAACGCCTGGAAGAAGTCCGCAACCGCGCCCGCTGCTTGAGGGTTAAGGCCCTCTTGCCTGTGCGCCAAATCTGGTCGAGCCGCTGACCTCTGGGTCACCGCCATGCGCACAACAGATACCGCCGGTCTAAAGCGTCCGGGCTGGTCTCGCGCAGTTTCCGAACTGATCGGCAATGCCTTCGGTTTGGCGATGTAGATAGCTCGACGGGTCGCAGCGCTCCGCCAACAACGCCTACAACATGGACTTTGAAGATGGCTGGCTCAACAACAACGACAAGAACAACGAGCGGCTCGCGCGCCCTGTCCGCAGATTTAAGTGTTGCTCCCTTCCAGTTCGAGGATCTCGTCCAGGCTTACTACGACTGCCGGCGCAACAAGCGGAACTCCGCAAGTGCCCGGCTGTTCGAGAAAGACATGGAGATCAACTTGCTGGAGCTGTACGACGACCTGATTGCCGGCACTTACCGGCCAGGCCGATCCATTTGTTTCGTGGTCACCCGACCGAAAGCCCGCGAAGTGTGGGCAGCAGCCTTTCGGGACCGCGTCGTCCACCACCTCATGTACAACCATGTGGCACCGCGCTTCTACGCCAGCTTCATAGCGGACAGTTGCGCATGCATTCCTGGGCGCGGCACGCTGTACGCCGCTACCCGCCTCGAGTCGAAGATCCGCAGCGCCAGCGAGAACTGGTCGAAGCAAGTCTTCTACCTGAAGTGCGACCTGGCCAACTTCTTCGTCGCCATCGACAAGGCTGTGTTGCGCAAGCAACTGGAGGCCAGGATCACCGAACCCTGGTGGCTGGCTTTGGCCACGCAGATCCTCATGCATGACCCGCGCGAGGATTACGAAACCCGTAGCCCGGCGCACCTGTTCAACCGGGTGCCCCAGCATAAGCGGCTGGTTGCGCAACCCGCGCGACTCGGCCTGCCGATCGGCAACCTGTCTTCGCAGTTCTTCGCCAACGTCTACCTCGATGCCCTGGACCAGTTCGCCAAGCACACGCTGCGGGCCAAGCACTACATCCGGTACGTCGATGACTTCGTGTTCCTGCATGAGTCGCCGCAGCAGCTCAATGAATGGCTCGCCGCGGTCGAAGCTTTCCTACCCAAGCTCGGCGCCAAGCTGAACCCCACGAAGACGATCCTGCAGCCTGTGGATCGCGGTGTTGACTTCGTGGGCCACGTCATCAAGCCCTGGCGGCGCACCACCCGTAAACGATCACTGGCCCAGGCACTGAAGCGCACCGCCGCAGCGCCCGCCGAGGATCTGCGCGAGACCGCCAACAGCTACTTCGGCCTGCTCAGTCAGGCCAGCCACAGCCAGAAGGACCGCGCCGCCCTGGCGAATGTCGTGCTGAAGCGCGGCAACACGGTCAACGCAGCGCTGACCAAGACCTACCAGAAAGCCTAATCCACTCCACCGCCCGGGCATGGCCCGGCAAGGAAATAACTGTGTCCGAAGTAAAGAGCTACCACGTAACCGAGGCCGGTCTCGTTGAGGGTGAGGCGCTTGGCCGCATCAATGTTGTGCTGCGCGCCGACTTCGATAGCGTGACCCGCCTGTTTCTGGACGCCGCAGAGCGCGCCGTTGCCTCGGAGCGCCGGGAGAAGGAGCTGCAGCGGCGCCTGACCGAAGCGGATGAACGGGAGGGCCAACGGGCAGCGTTGACCAATGATGACTTGATAGCGATTGCAAGAAACGCAGCACTGAACAGCGTGGATCGCTACAACTACATGCCCTGCCTTCCAGAGGAAGCCTACGCATGGGAGCCGCACTATTGGGTTATCGAGGCTATGCGCGCCGCACTCAAACCAGCAGAGCCCGCCAAGGATGAGCACGTTTGCACTGGCTGCGGTTCCAAGGGCTGGACCGCGAACTGCGCTGAGTGCGTGCCGTACTGAACCCAACTCCCCGCCTACTGCTGGTGCCTGCTGGCACTGGCACAACTGATTTGCTGAGGTATTTATGACAGCAATTACTGACCACGACATCGCGTTTGCCCAGGCTGTAGTCGCCCTTGCACGCCAGCATGGCATGACCGGCATCGACATGGGATTTCGCCAAAACTTCGACCTGTCGCAGCAGACCGGGTGCTATTGCAGTAAACGCATCACCTGGACGGAAGGTCGCCATGGTGATGACGCACCGATCAAGTTCCGCACCGAGGCAGAAGCATCAGTGCCAGAAAAGGTAGCCAAGCCATGACCACCAACCAAACGATTGACGGCGTGCCGCGTGAGGATCTGGAGCTGGTATTGATCCACGGGCACTCGACCACCGAGTCTAACGAGGCCTGGGATCGACTGCGCACCCTACTGGAGGCTGAATCGGTAGCTTGCGCACAATCGCAAGTTGAAGGTAAGCGTGAGCGATTCCAGAAGTGGGTGATGGCAACCAAGCACCCGGTATACGGCTTCCTCGATGGTCGATCTCTGGCCCGCGGCGACGACCGCACCGGTTACGCCGATGAGTATATGCAGGGCCTGTGGGTTGCGTATCTAGCATTCGGCGCCGAGCAGCCCGCTCCGGATATCAAGCTGCACGTAAACGTCAGCAACGTGAAGGTCACGGTTAACGCTGATGGAAGCTACAGCATTGATCCGGTAGTAGCTGCGCAAACCTGCTGCGGCTCATGCCCTGGCGGGTGCGTCTACGGTCTCAAAGCTTAACCACTCTCTGTAACCCCTCCCCCTTCAAAGTCAGCCGCTATAGCGGCATACCGAAGCGACGATAAGAATGCGTTGAGAGCCTAGATCGGGTGCTCAGATTTATCGCTACCGAGATTTTTTGCGCCACTACGATCTCGAAGAATTTTCTTAATAGCCAGCTTGGCGTCTGGATCACCGCACTCAGCCATGCATTCCAGACAATCACCCCGCAATCCATGAGTTCAGGGCGGGTATTTAAGGGCCGTTGGCATATGCTGCATTTTTTCATTACGTGATCCTCAGCCGGGATTATGGGCAGAAATCTCCGAGGCTATCCCGTGCAATTTGAACGGCGTACTCAAGCAATTCTAGGGGAACACTTGGCTCAAATAGGGTCACCTCGAAACGCAGGGTTTCGTCATTCCGGAAAATCTCGAACATCTGCGTTCTGTCACCTTCCCAGCACTCTAAAGCCAAGCCGTCATGACCTATGACGACGCTCGAAGCACGGCAAAAACGGTATTCAATTCCGTGTACGACCACATCTCACCTCCATTTCTAAGGAGGCAACGATACATCTCCCCTCTATGAACTTGATAGCCGCTATGGCGGCAAGGACGAAGTCATGCCTGAAGAAATCAACAAAGCGTGGCCGGACCACTTCCGCTATATCGACACCATTGGCCCGGAAGGCTTGGAGGTGCACTGCATCACCTATCGGGTGATCGGCGAGACCGCGCAGTGTTTCTACATCGGCGATACCCATACATGCGACCTGGTCAAAGGCCCGCAATACAGCTGGACCGCTGAGGCGGTTAAGAAGCGCAGAAAGCGCGTGCTGAAAGACGGTGGCAACTGGGGCCGTCGATTCGCCTACACCGACAAGGCGTTGGCACTGCGCTCTTACAAGGCACGCAAGGCCTGGCAGCTGCGACACGCTCGTTTGTCAATGGAGCGGGCCCAGGCGGCTATCGGGTACTTCGGCGATGGCCAGGCAGAAAGCGTGATACCGGAAGCGGCAGTGACAATCCCGAACGAATACATCCAGGGCTTAAATTGGGAGGACTACTGATGATCGCCACCCTCTGGTTCGCCTACGTCTTCATCTACAAGGGGCCAAGGCCATGACCGAACAGAACACCAAGGAATTTTATTCTACCGAGCAGGCCTCTCAACATGCTGTCGACTGGCGCAAGCGCCATCCCGCATGGCGCCGGATCTGTGATATCCCCGATCACTCCGTGTTCATGAAAACCTACGACGAGATCCCCAAGCGCGAACGCGCCTACTGGGACAAGAACGGCGGCGAAGAATGCTGGCGGGAATTCGGGACAGGCGAAAGCAAAGTGCCTACGGGTTTCATCTCCGGAAAGGGCGAGTTTTTCGACCACGTTCTCAAAGTTCCTCTCCATCACAACCTGATGATGGTTTTTCGCGTTGGCAGAAGCTGGAAACCCTGACGCACTCCCCTAACCCAATCCCCCACATGCCTGCCGGTGAGCGAAGTCACGGCAACTGACTATCGATCCATCGTTCAGCTGCCGCCATCGCTTCATCAAGCGCTGCCGGATAGTCAGGCCAAGGGCCTTCCAACTCCGCTGCTACCTCACCCAAGCCATCGATGGGTGCTGGTTCAATGATCTTTGCAGCAACAGGGCTCTGGTCGTTCGGGCGGCGCCAGTCGAACTTGAGAAAAATCACGTGGCCCCGGTAAGCGTGCGCTATCGGAGCATCGAAGTTGTGTGACACGTCCATGCCTCATCACGAACTTAGTTGAACCCTTTTGTACACCGCTTCGGTCCTGTTTGAAAGATAGGCAGAAAGCTATCACTCCAATCCCCTATATGCCGCCCCGCGCGGCTAGGACACACCCATGTTCGCTATGAAACTCACCCTGATACTGCTGGGCGCTTTTCTGTACCTGGTAGGAACACTCGGCTGGTTCGGCTGGTTCGGGCTCGACCTGCTGGACACCGGCACCACCGAGGCACTGCTCTCCGCCTTCGCCGGCACATGCGCCTGGCTGCTGATCAGCTTCGGCCTGGCAATCCAAATCATCAAGACAGCGCGGCCTGCGGGCTCACTCGACAAACCAGAGGCATAGAGGTGCACACCATGGAAATGCAAAGCGAAACCCTTGCCGAAGAAGAGATCGCGGCAATCACCGGTTACATGATCCCGTCAGGCCAGATCGCCTGGCTCAATCGAAACGGCTGGAAGTATGTGCTGACCCGCGCGCGCCGACCTGTAGTAGGCCGCGTCTACGCCCGCATGAAACTGGCAGGCGTAAAACCATCAGCAGAGAATGTCGCGGCCGAAGCCTGGTCACTGGATCTGTCAAAAGTAGGATAAATCAATGCGAGCAAAAAAGGCGGCGAACAGGGACCTGCCGCCGCGAATGATTCGGCGCGTACGCACGCTGAAGGGTGGCAAAGAGTGGGTTGGTTATTACTACGACGGGAGGAATGAAGACGGGAAGCGGGTAGAGATCCCGCTCGGGGGTGATTTGGATATCGCCAAGGCTGAATGGGCAAAGCTTGATTGCAAGCCGGTGCCGAAGAAGAACGCCCTGCTGGCCCAGGTGTTTGATCGTTACGAGCGGGAGATCATCCCAGGCAAGAAGCCCAAGACGCAGAGTGACAACCTGCTGAGCCTTAAACAGCTTCGCAAGGCTTTCAACGACGCTCCCATTGATGCGGTTTCGCCACAGATCATCGCGCAGTACCGGGACAGCCGAACCGCCAAAGTCCGGGCCAATAGGGAGATATCCCTACTGTCCCACATCTACAACATTGCGCGGGAGTGGGGGCTCACAGAGAACAACCCCGCCGCCGGCGTGCGCAAGAACAAAGAGGTGCCGCGTGACTTCTACGCCACCGAGGAAATCTGGAGCGCCGTGTATGCCGTCGCAGCCTCGGAACTGCGTGACGCGATGGACCTGGCCTACCTGACTGCCCAGCGCCCGGCGGATACGCTGTCCATGCGTGAGGCGGACGCCGTAAACGAATTCCTGCAGGTGTCCCAGGGAAAGACATCGAAGAAACTACGCATTCGCCTAACCGCTGCCGGCGCACTCAATGATCTGGGCGCCTTGGTTGCAAGGCTGATAGAGCAAAGACGCTCCCGGGGCGTACGAAACCCTTACCTGATAATCACCGAAGACGGCAGGCAGGTGACTAAGCACATGCTCCGGCTACGCTTTGACGATGCTCGCGACAAAGCAATCGCCATCGCCAGAGAGGCAGGCGACGGTGTTCTTGCATCTAGTATTCGGCAGTTTCAGTTCCGTGACATCCGCCCGAAAGCTGCCAGTGAGATTCTGGACCTGGGCGATGCCAGCCGCCTGTTGGGGCATACGGACAAGCGGATAACCGAGACGGTTTACCGTCGTGTTGGGGAGATTGTGAAGCCGACGCGCTGA